TCCCGACCAAGGTCAGTGCGGACTTCGGTGCGATCATTCGCGACATCGCGATCAAGGCCAACATTGCCAACTCACCGGAAGAAGCGCAGTTGTCTAAGACCGTGATCGACACGTCGCGCGATACGGGCATGGCACGCAATCAGGTGGCCGAAGTGATCAACGCCTTGGTCGGTGCCGGCATGGAGCTGGACAAGGCACTGGCCTACGCCCCAACGGCGGCCAAGTTTGCCATCGGCCAAGGATCGGAAGGCACTGAAACGGCCAAGATGATCAACGCCCTGGGACAGAACGCCAAGATCACTGATCCCAAGGTAATGGAAAAGGCGTTGGAAGCCATCGCCTATCAGGGCCAAGCAGGCAGCTTCGAAGCGGTCGACATGGCTAAGTGGTTCCCTGAGCTGCTGGCCGGCATGGGCAAGCTGGGCATCACTGGCATGGATTCGGTGACGCAACTGGGCGCCATGCTTCAGGTACAGATGAAGACCGCCGGCGGTTCGGACGAGGCCGCGAACAACCTCAAGAACTGGATGGAAAAAATCGGGTCCGGCGAGACGGTCGAGGCTTATAAAAAAGCCGGTATCGATTATAAGGGCTCGATGCAGACCGGTCTGCAAAACGGCATGTCGACATTGGAATCCAGTTTTGCCCTGGCCCAGAAATACATCCAGGCGACCGACCCGAAGCGGGCGGCCGAAATGGCCAAGGCCACGGCGGCGATCAGCAAGGAGGCCGATCCCGAGAAGGCCAAGGCCATGATGAAGTCGCTGGAAGAGGCGTTGCGTACCGGTGACCTGTTCGCTGACATGCAGGTGAAAGCGGCCCTGACGGCGTACATGCAGAACAAGGACTTGTACAACCAACTGAAAAAGGATTCGGCCGGGGCCACCGGAATCCTCGACAAGAACCTCGCCGAACGCCGGCAGACGTCTGCGCAAAAGTGGTCCGAGATGGCGCAGTCCATGGACGACGCCATGCGCAGCATCGGCGATGCGATTCGGCCAGTTACCGATGCTGTGGCTGATGGCATCAACAACGTCAGCCGCAAGCTGTCGGTTTTTGCCGACGAGTTCCCACGGGTCACGCTAGGCATTGGTACGGCCGTGGCTGGGCTGGTTGCGCTGAAGGGTGCCGTCAGTGTGTTCAAGGTCGGCAAGGGTTTGATGAACCTTGGGCGTGGCACCTTGATGGGCAACCCGAATATTCCGCAAAAGGTGGTCGTCACCAACCTGCCAGGGGCTGGGGGTGGGCTGGATGCCGGCGACTTGGATGGCGGCGATGGCAAGAAGAGCAAAGGTGGTAAAGGCGGCGGCAGCGGAGGCGGTGGTCGCGGCGGCAAGATCGCCGACGGCGTCAAGGGGCCGGCGATGCTCGCGGTCGTCGACGCCGGTTTCAAAGCCTATGACACCTACCAGAATGCCGAGACTCAGGACGAAAAGGCCGAAGGCTACGGCGAGGCAGCGGGTGGACTGGCAGGCACTCTAGCCGGCGCGGCCGCCGGTGCTGCCATCGGTACGGCTGTGCCGATTATTGGCAACATCGTCGGCGGCTTGATTGGCGGATACCTCGGTTACATGGGCGGCGATGCGGCGGGAGGTTTTCTGGGCAAGAAACTGTTCGGCACCGACGAGTCGCTCAAACGCGTGCCGGACGCCGGGCCATTGATGATGGCCAACGCCGGAAAAAGCCTGCCGCCGGTGATGGGCGACATTGCCAAGTCATTCGAACCCAAGCCAGCCTCTGGCCCATTGGCTCCTGCAGCAATGGGCGATGTGGCCCGGTCACTTGCTGTGCCTACACCTGCACCGGTTCCTCCGGCACTGCTCGCCGCACCGGTTACGGCCGCCAAATCCGAAGCGCCTAAGGTCGAGCAACAGGTCCAGATCTCGGCACCGCTGCACATCACCGTGCAGGGCGATGCCAAGGATCCGGCGCAGATGGCGCGGGAGCTGCAACCTTTCATTGCGCAGCAAATGCAGCAGGCCACGCAGCAGCTACAGAACCGCAAACTCTACGATGAACCGCATGTGTAAGGAGGACTGATGGCCTACATGGAACAGCTGCAGTCAGGTCTCAAGCAACTGGCGGCGGCGGGGGAGACCGGACGGCGTAGCCTGGACGGCATGATGGGGCCGGTCAACGGTGCGATCAGCGAGATCAGCGGCGCCGCCTCGGAGCTGGAAGGGATCCCGATTGTCGGTCCGGCAATCGGGGAAAAGCTGCAGCGCGTGATGCGCGGGGTGAATGCCGCCCAGGCCAAGGTCGGGCAGGTGGTGGCCACCTACAACAAGGCCACGCGAGCCGTGTCAGAGATCGATGAGCGCATGGGACAACTGAAGGAACAGGCCGCTCGGGCGTCGACCGCGATCAACAAGATCGCCGGCAAGGTCAGCCCTTCGCTGGGCAACATCCTGCCGACCGGATCGCTGGCCGGGGACGCGACGCCGGTACCGGAAGCGGTAAAACCCTTTCCGCACCTGCTGATCGTGCAGCCGTTGGATCCGAAGGCGATCCCGTATTACTTCAACCTGGATACCGCCGCGTTCGACGAACTGCGGCGCTCCACGGAGTACCGCTGGGCCTCGCAGGAACGCCTGACTCGCCGGCCTGCGCAGCAAGCGGTGGGCATCGGTGAGGACAAGATCACCCTCAAGGGCGCGATCTTTCCGGGCTTTAAGGGTGGGATCAAGCAGCTGGATACGCTGCGCAGCCTCGGCGCTCAGCAGCTGCCGCTGACGCTGACCACCGGCTATGGCGACGTGCTCGGCACGTGGTGCTTGAAGAACGTCGATGAAGAACAGAACGCGCTGCTCCAGGGCGGTATCCCGCGCAAGCAGGCGTTTACCTTGGAGTTTGTGCGTTATGGCGATGACCTGCAGAACGTCTGACGGGGACCTGCTCGACACCCTGTGCTACCACGCTTATGGGCATTTGAGCGGAACGGTCGAGGCAGTGCTGGATGCCAATCAGGGCCTGGCCGATGAGCCGCAACCTTACCGTGCCGGTATTGTGATCGAGTTACCAGATCTGCCTCAGCCGACGGAGGAGGGCATAGCGCTGTGGAATTGATGAACTACAGTTCCGGGCGTGACACTCGCCGCTCCTTTAGTTTCATCCCCTTCAAAGCCCGCCTTGTGCGGGCTTTTTTTTGGAACAAATAATGACCCCGACCTTTCGCATCGTCGCCGACGGTGCCGACATCACCCAGCGGATCAACGACCGCCTCCTGCAGTTGAAGACCACCGACAAACCCGGCATGGAATCCGACGAGTTCGAGCTGCGCATCGACGACCGCGACGGCGCAGTGGTGCTGCCTCCACGCGGGGCCAGTATCGAGATTTACCTGGGCTACGCAGAAACCAAACTGACTCGCATCGGCCGTTATGTCGTCGATGAGATCGAGCTGTCCGGCCCGCCGGATACGTTGGTGATCACTGGCAAGGCCAGCGACATGCGCGGCAGTGGCAAGACCACGCGCAGCGGCAGTTGGGAAAACGTGCCGCTGTCGCGGATCGTCGCCGACGTCGCGGCGCGCAACGGCTGGCAGGCGGTCTGCCCGGTGCAGATCAAGGTGCCGCGTGCCGATCAGCTCAACGAGTCAGACTTCAACTTCATCACGCGCCTGGCCAAACAGTACGACTGCACGGCCAAGGTGGCCGACGGCAAGCTGCTGGTGATGCCACGGCAAGCGGGACAGAGCGCCTCCGGCAGGACGTTTGGAGTGGTAACAATCCGCCGTCCTGACGTGAGCCGCTTCCAGTTCAGACTCGGTGATCGCAACACCCACAAAGCGGTGTCGACCAAGCATCAGGACAAGAAGACCGGCAAGCTCGCCGTGGTCACTCTCGACAATGACGAGTCGCCGGACGGTCTGCCGCCGGTGCACACCGACCGTCACATCTACCCGAACAAATCCGCCGCCGAAGCGGCAGCCCAGGCGCGTCTCACCGCATTCAACCGCTCCACGGCCGGCGTCCGGCTGGAGATGGTGGGGCGCACCGATCTGTTTGCCGAACGATCGATCAACGCCCAGGGCTTTAAGGTCGGGCTCGATGGCGAATACCTGGTCGACTCGGTGGAGCAGGTATTCACCCAGGCCGGCTGGAGCACGACGGTCGAGTGCAACGGCGGCAAGAAGGGCAAGGCGAAAGCCAAAGGCAAGAAGAAAAAACCGGCGAAGGATCTGAAGGTAGTTCAGATCAAGCAGTAGCGCCGCGTTCCATCACTCAGGAGAAATTCATGTCACTGACAGAGCAACAGTTGCAACGCATCATGCCCAACGCCCGCCGCCAAGCGGGCGTTTTTGTTTCCGCGCTCAATGCCGCCATGGTCCAACGGCAGATCAACACGCCGCAACGCCAAGCCGCGTTTCTCGCCCAGGTCGGGCACGAGTCCGGCGAGCTGAATTACGTGCGCGAGCTGGGCGGCGACCAGTACCTGAGCAAGTATGACACCGGGACTCTGGCCGCACGGCTGGGCAACACGCCCGAGGCCGACGGCGATGGCCAGCGCTACCGTGGCCGGGGACTGATTCAGATCACCGGCCACAACAACTACCTGCGCTGCAGCTTGGCGCTGTTCGGCGATGAGCGCTTGCTACGCACCCCAGAACTGCTGGAGTTGCCGCAGTGGGCCGCTGAGTCGGCCGCGTGGTTCTGGTGGGTTCGCGGGCTGAATGCCCTGTCGGATCAGGGCGAGTTCGAGGCAATCACCCGCAAGATCAACGGCGGTCTGAACGGCCTGCAGGAGCGCCTGCAGTTGTGGGGGCGAGCGAGGGCGGTGTTATGCGTCTCGGCGAACTGATGCCGGCACCGTATCGGCTGCTGGTCAGCGCGGTGCTTCTGGCCACGCTGGCCGGTGGATCCGCGGCCATCGCCTGGCAATTGCAGGATTGGCGCTACGGCAAACAGCTCGCCGAGCAGGCTCGCCTCCACACCGAAACCCTTAATCAACTGGCCCTGGCCGCAGCCGCGCAGCAGCGTGCCGAACAAGACAAACGCCTCGCGCTCGAGCTGCGCTTGGTATCCAGTGAACAAACCCACTACCGAGCCTTGAGCGATGTCCAACGTGATCAAGGTCGCTTGCGCGACCGCCTTGCCACTGCTGATCTGCGCCTGTCAGTCCTCCTCGATGCCACCACCGGCGCCGGCAACGGATCGATGCCAGCCACCGCCACCACCGGCAGCGTGGTTCATGGCCCCACAAGAGCCGAACTTGACCCAGCGCATGCTCAACGAATTGTCGGCGTCACCGATGACGGCGACCGGGGGCTGATCGCCCTCGCAGCCTGTCAGGCATACGCCAAAGAAGTCTCAACACCGAAGTGAAAAAGAGCGGCCGGTCCGGATGCGTCTACATCCGGATCGACCGCTGTCCCTGCAGATGGTCCCTGCAAGTCCAGCCAAGGCTCTTGCTCCGTGCACGAAGCGCGGCGAGCCTAGCACCTGTTTATCCATACAGTAAAGGTCTTGCTCTTAATGTCTACACCCATCATCCCTTGGATGGGCGGCAAACGCCGCCTGGCCGACCGCCTCCTACCGCTTTTTCCGCCTCACGAATGCTACGTTGAAGTCTTTGCCGGCGGTGCCGCGCTGTATTTCATGAAGCCGCAGCCATCGCCGGTCGAAGTCCTCAACGACATTAACGGCGACCTGGTCACGCTTTACCGCGTCGTGCAGAACCACCTCGAAGAGTTCGTGCGCCAGTTCAAATGGGCGCTCAGTTCGCGGCAGGTGTTCGAATGGCAGAAAATGACCCGCCCTGAAACCCTCACCGACATCCAGCGTGCCGCCCGATTCTTTTACCTGCAGCACCATGCCTTCGCCGGCAAGGTCTCGGGTCAGACATTCGGCACGGCGACCACCGCCCCGGCCATCAACCTGCTGCGCATCGAGGAAAACCTCTCGGCCGCGTGGCAGCGTCTGTCTGGCACCTACGTCGAAAACCTTCCCTGGCTTGAATGCGCCGAACGTTAC